AGCCTTAGAAGATTTTTCGTCTTCAGGAGATTTCATAGCGCCGCTGAGCATCTTAGCGAATGCGTCGCTCTCAGCCTTAGCAGCAGCGCGAGCCGCTTTCAAATCTTCACCGTAAGCACTGTCCTTCGGACCGTATGCGGCGAGCAGGGCTTGAATGTTAGCCATGCGGTCAGAACCCAAAGCCGAGGGAACAGGCACAGGCGCGGCTGCAACTGCCGGAGCGACCGGCATAGAAGTATCCTTAGCGGCATTCAAAGCGACTGCTGTCAAGGGTGCTGCAGGAGCCGGAGCTGCCATAGGTTCTGAAATGACTGGCGGTGGGGGGCTAGCCATGTTGATCGCGTTAATTTCAACCGGTACGCGGTCACGCTCTTGACGAGCGAGAAAATCCGCTTCGTCTTCAGAGGTTTCATAGCCGCTAGGTAGCTGAACGCGACCGGCGGTTTGGTAATGTGTTTTCACTTGACCACCTTTAGCGTAACTAGAAACAGACAGCGCGTTATCATCAAAAAACTTGCCACCACCGCCACCACCGCCAAACTCGCTAACACCTAAGCCATATTTGCCGAAGTCGTCAGCGCCACCAAAATAATCAGGCTTCAGAAATTCAGCAGCGTTACTAGAGTCGTCAGCGCCGGTATATGTTGATTCGCTCGGGTATGAACCAAACGCGTCTGGCAAGCCTTCAGGCGTCTCTGCAACTTCATCTATGTAAGTGTTACCGCCGCTGTTGAGCGAGTTGTCCCCAGCCATAGAACCGACGCTAAAACCTGAGTTGTCAACATTTTCCCAAGGCTGGACTTCATACGGAGTTTCTAAAGAATCAACAGCGTCTTGAATACCACTGGTTGTACCGTCATCAGCAGGAACTGGTGAATCAACAGTTACAAAAGGCGTGTCAACAACCATAGGGGTGTCAATTACTGCCGGAGTCTCAACTACAGCGGGGGCGCTAGGAGTTACCGCAGGGGTTTCTGGAACCAAGTACTTGTCAAACTCTTCAGGCAGGTCACCGCCACCCGCCCTGTTCGGTCCAACAGTGTCAGGGATAATGGTGTTAGGGTCAACTTCTTCTATATCTACAGTACCTGTTCTAACTGTTGATGGAAAATCATCATCTGGGCTAGGCATTACCGGCTCAGGATCAGGCACATAAGGCGGTGGTTCCCATGGTAGAACCACAGGCTCAGGTACTACGGGTTCAGGTACTACGGGTTCAGGCACCACAGGCTCAGGAACGACAGGTTCAGGTACAACAGGCTCAGGTACAACAGGCTCTGGCACCACGGGTTCAGGTACTACCGGTTCCGGAACGACAGGTTCAGGAATTACAGGTGGTATGTACGGAGGAACATACGGCGGTACGACTGGCGGTGTGACAGGGGCTACAACCGGAGGAACCACAGGCGGTACGACGGGAGCTGGTTTGTTAAACTTAGGCGCTTGGAGTATATTACCCCAGCGGTTTTGAGTCGCGTTGAAAATGTCTTGACCGCTGATGCCGTACTTCTGGGCATACGCGTTGATATCGCCTGAAAAAGCTGTGGGGTTTAAGTTCGCCCAGTTTTGAATATTTTTATTGAACTGGTCAACACCAATAGTGTCAGTGGCGGACTTCAACCCCGCAGACTTAGGCTCGTAGCCCGTCTGGTACTGCGACTGCATCATCATAGGGGTGTTCTGCAGTCGGGTCTGATATTCTTTCTTGTACGCATCGTACACGGCGGTGTCTTCTGGGGTAGCGCCAGAATAGTTAACCGCACCGGCAGTACCTAACCCGTACTGCTTCATTAGTCTATCGAGTTCAAAACCCATAATTACTCCTTAGCCGCCGAGGTTACTCAGACCTTTGTACGTGTAGAGACCTGTCGCCAGCTGAGACAGCGGTGAAGGTGAATACGTAGCGCCGGTTGTTGTACCTTGATTAGTTGTGACTTGCGGCGTGATTGGAGCCATGCCGCGAATCTGAGTGCTTAAAAAATCAAGTTGTTGCTTAGGATACAGTCTCGCTGCGTCAGCCTGAGCCTTAGCCGCGTTGAGTTGCTGCTGTGCTTGGTTCTGCTGAGCCGCGCCCGCGCCTTCAAGCGCCGCCACATCAGCTGAACGCATCGCTTGCTCTTGCTGTTGCATGTTAGCGTAATTCTGCAACGCCGACATTTGACGCTGGTAGTCTTGAGCTTGAGCGCCTTGCGCAGCCTGACCAGCGGCGAGACCGAACTGCTGTTGAGCCTGACCCGCAGCGGTTTGCATTTGACCAAGGTTAGCCATCTGAGACATCTGCTGAGCAGTAAGTTGCCCTTGCGTTTGACCGAGGTTAGTCAGGTTCTGCTGTTGTTGGCTTGTCAGCTGACCAGTGGTCTGACCGAGGTTTGTCAAAGCCGAAGCCTGTTGGCCTGTCAACTGACCAGCTGTCTGTCCGAGATTAGCTAATGCGGAAGTCTGCTGCCCCGCCAACTGACCCTGAGTCTGACCGAGATTGGCCAGCGTAGAAGCCTGTTGACCGGCGAGTTGACCTTGAGTCTGACCGAGGTTAGCCATTGACGCGGCTTGCTGACTAGTCAACTGACCTTGAGTCTGTGCCAAATTACCGTACTGCGCACCACCCTGAAGCACGCGAGAAAGGTCTGCGCCGGAAATGCTACCGACGGTACCAGCCAACTGCGCTTGACGTGCGAGATCAGCCTGAGAAGCACCGAGAGCCTGCCCGTAGCCTTGGTTAGCCAGTTGAGCTTGTTGGTTCAACACGGCTTCTTGAGTGTCGCGCAGAGCACGGCTACCGAACTCACCCATGCGTGTTCCACCGAACTGACCCGCTTTGATGAACGCATCAGACACGTTGGGCAGCAGATTTTCACTGAGGTTGCGACCCGCCTGCTTAGCGATAACGTCCATGACGCCGCTTTGGTACGGCGACATATATTGGTTAATACCCCCAGCGCCAGACTGAGCAGCCGCTGACAAGTACGGATTAGCCGCGTTCAAAGCGCGGTCAGAAAGCGCCTGCGCAGTGGTCTGACCCGCTTGATTCATAAAAGGTTGAGCCGCGCCTACGATATTACTTGCAGCTTGACTAGCTTGATTCAAATAGGGTTGAGCCGCGCCAGTGATATTACCGGCGGCTTGACCGGCTTGATTCAAATAAGGTTGAGCCGCGCCGGTGATGTTACCCGCCGCAACGCCAGCCTGATTCATGTAGGGTTGAGCCGCCCCCATGATGTTACCAGCAGATGCGCCCGCCTGTGACAAAGCAGGTTGTGCCGCGCCCGTAGCGTCCATACCCATCGCTCTTGAGAGCGCGGGTCTACCCGCCCCTGCGATGTCTGATTGACCGGCTTGATCAAAATAGTATTGGCCAGCGTTCAGATTTCTACCGGCTAAGTCTGGGCTCAAGTACTGACTTTGCGCTTGTTTTAGAGCGTCAGCAGTACCCTTAGCGCCGAAATCGTACATACCGGACTGAGCTTTGTCAATGTCTCCCTGATAGAAACCTTGATTACCTTGAACCTGCCTGTACGCTTGTTGTTGCAGCGGTGACAATTCAGCCACAGTGGGTAAATCATAAGACTCGTAAGGCTTATTAGCAATGTTCTGAGCGACTTGAATCTGGTTATAAATCGCATCCTGCATCCACTTCGGGGTCTCGGTGGATGACGTGGTGTAAGAAGTAGCGGTCTGAGGCGACCCTGTGAATAAGCTGCCCATTATGCAACCCCTTTCAAATAGCTGAGAGGTGACTTAGCGTTAGGGCTAAATTTACCCTTTGCCAATACTTTACCTTTGTGTGAGCGGATCTTTCCGCGCATAGCGTCGAGGCGCTTAGCTCCTTCTTTGTTAGAGCCATCACCGAGCATTGCTACTGTTTCTGCGTCAATCACGTATTCACCATCTGAGAGTTTAGCATCAATGGTGTCTGCTCGACCAGAACCTGCTCCTTGAGCGAATCGGGCAACAGCTGACAGAGCGCCACCTTGTGCCAGTTTTGGCGGAGGGGTGGTCGCTGGTTGCATATTATAAGCGCCAGAAGTGATTTTTGGCCAACTCCGCGCCATGAATTCGCTCAGGCTCTGGTTATTAGCATTAGCGTCGCTTTGTAATTTGTTCCAATCCCAAACAACTGAGGGGCGGTTGAAGTACTCTTGCTGCTCGGGAGGCATCTTGTTGACCGCCTGTTGAACCTGCGGAGGAGCACTACCGAGGCTGCTCAAGAGCGTAGCGCCCATCAAAGCGTTCTTCATTGAGAACGGGCTACTGGTTCCGGTAGCAGGAGCTGTCGTTTTAAGTTGAGCTAGCGGTGATTGAGGGGTCGTGGAAAGACCACCACCCATATCTTGACCGCCGTATCCGCTAGGTGCTACGGGCGCATTTGGGTTCGTCAACGAGTAATCAACTGAGAAATTATCGGGACCTTTGTAACCGGTTTGACCGGTCATGTAATTGGTAGTGCCGTAACCCGCCTCAGGTACGCCGCTGTATGAGTAGTCACCGCCCTTAGGCATCTTCAGACCTTCAACTACGGCGTCTGAAGGCTTAAGCCCCATCCGGCTAGATTCAGCAGGCTTTGACATGCTGGTCGCTAGACCCGCCAAGCCACCCCCGATGACGGCAGACTTAGGGTCATAACCGGCAGTAATCATGTTACTGAACTGCTTACCACCCGCGCCCACGGCGGCGTTACCGGTCAGGTCGCCGAGCTGTTGACCGGCGTAAGCTCCTAACGCGCCTGAAGCCGCGCCTTTCAAGAATCCTTGACCAGTAGCCGCACCCACACCGCCACCTACGAGTGCATTACCGAGCACGTTTTGACCGGCAGCGCCTAAATCTAATCCTAAAGCGCTATTAGCAGCGCCGCCCACGGCTTCACCTAAGCCACCCCCTAAGCCGCCCAGAATAGCGCCTTTGAGCGGATCGCCGCCGGTCAGCGCTGAGGTCGCACCGCCGATAACCGCGCTACCCGCCATAGCGGCTGCTGTACCGGTTAAACCCATTGACGCGCCGATTGCAGCACCGGCTCCAGGGACAATGAAATTCAAGGCAATCGGTAGTGCAACGCGCAAGAGTTTCTTAAAACTGAACTTATATTCAGGTAATCCGGTACGCGGGTTAATCGTTCCCGAACCGCCCATACGCTTGAGCATTGCGGCTTCACGCGGATTGATGTGCGCCAGCATCGTGTCGCCATGACGACCTAACGAAGCTAGACCGCCTTTAGCAAAACCATTTTGCTTCAAGCGCTCTTGCATGCCGTACATCAGTACGAGCAGGGATATAATTGCTACGGGGTCAAACTGCGCGGGCAGGTCACCCTCTTCAACCATGTCGTCTTTAACGGCAGAAGCAACAATCTCTGGGTAACTTTCAGGATTATTGAGCGCAAACTCGAGCATCTTAACTAATTCGTCTAAGCCCTCACCCGTGACCGGCATGTCGCCGATTTCGTTCTCAAGCGTTAAAACCGCTCTTGAGAACCGAGGATCGTTCTTTGCTATTTCAAGAATCTGCTGCTTATTCATTTGTCACTCCAATTAAGACAACGACTGAGCAAATCTCTCAGCCCAGTCACGCCAATCATCAAAATCGTAAGGTAGAGGAAAGTTTCTACCTAGCGAAGTATTATTTAAAAACTGCATAGCCCAGTTTTGCCAGTCATCACCGTCCAACCGACCGAGCGCCCCGTAGCTGTCCAGATCGAGCGCAATCTGGTCAGCCCAGTCGTGTAGCGACATGTAGGAGGGGCGCGTGATCGTGGTCATCCGAGCACCGTCCTGTCGCCCGTGTCAACGTGCGCAATGATCTGACCCATCTGGTAATCGCCACCTATCGTGTTTGACTCAAAGCGTGCACGCAACTCGCGGCGCTGTTCTTTGAGCATAACAATCTGCTGATAAGGTTCGCTGGCTGTCTCAGGGAATGTAAATTCGCTGCTGTAAACTTCAGGCGCTCTAGCGTTAGCCCGACCTGTGATTTGCACAGACATAGAGCCATTTTGAATAAAGTCAGGTTCAATCTCTGTGATCCGCAAATACTCATTTTTACCCTGCGGTAATGATGACAAGTCGGCGGTTTCAAAGTAAGATTGAATCGGCAGGACTGATTGACCATCAATGTTGTCAACACCTTGCTCATGAATCCAAACGCGATAGCCACTCGCCGTAGGGATGCAGTCTGTCAGCAGGGGCGCGGCAAAGCCGTTGTTGTACCCGCCAGAGGCGCGTCCTGAATCGGGCAGCGCTGTGTCATACCAAGAGTTCTCACGTACATTGTAAATGATCGCATGCGTGCACTCGGTAGCGTCACCTTTCGGGTAGCACCACCAGATCTCTCCAAAGTGCGGCACTTTAAATGCGAACACTTTAGCGCGGTGGTTCGGATTGACATTGTCAAAGAAATAATTCAAATTCAGCTGGTTAGGCACTTCGCGCACCACGCCGTTGAACATCAAGAAGCGATCAACTCCGCACCAGAAAAACACACCATCATAGTCAACCACGCAGTCGGGTGACATGATTGAGGTGTCGGTGGCGATCGTGTCAAACTGAAACACAGTCGCGCCGCCGGTGAAAGTTGCACGAATAACGGCGTCGTAAGCCCAGAACAGCCCCGCTGGCGCTGAACCTGAACCGGCGCGTAACGGCATACCTTTGATAATCTTCTGACCCCAGACACGTGCTATCCCTGAACCCATACCGCTCAAATCAGTAAAGTCACCAGGAACAGACCAGCCTACGATACCGGCAGTGCCGTAGTAAAACAGGTAAGGGAACAACATCACGATGCCACCCGTGGCGTTAGCGCCTGCGGGCAGGGGGATGTCTACCAGTGGCGCAGTCCCTAAGACGTCGCCGTAGAAAATCTGACCACCGGTGTCATTACAGACACATTGCAAATTAGGAGCTACGTGCGCGATGATAGAGTTGTACGTTGTAGAAGCATCATACGCAGTCTGGAACATCCACTGGTTGTAATCGCTAACCTGTATGGCGTTCAAACCACCAGCCATATTGGTCGTGGTAGCCGTGATGGTTGTTGTGTTAGTAGCAACGACGAACCCGTTAGGGCTTTGACCAGCATCAGAAGCCGTTATCGTGATTACTGGACCCACAGCGGTTGCGGTGTAGTTTGGCGTAGAGACGTAAGCCGTGATGTTCGCCGCGACAGCGGTTGCAGTCGTTGCTAAGTCGGTCGTGAAAAGAACACCGCCCGATGTAATCGTAACACCATTGACCGTGACGTTGTTAACTGAACCGCCAGCGCCGCCGGTCAAAGTAACCGTCCCAGTCGCGGCAACCGCTACCGGATTCCGGTTGGTGACGATTGAGCTGTTTTTAGTCGCATCAATGGTAAAACGCTCAATCGATGACGCACCCGCTGAGTGGCAGTACTGCAGGCTCTGCTGCGTGAAGCTGTTGAAGCCCCTAGAAATCTCAGTCAAGTATTTGCTGATTGAGCGATACCCGCCGATCTTCCTCGGTAGCCCGCGCTGAAACCTGACCCACTGCCCGTCAATATAAAAATCACCATCGTACCTAGTACCGTCTCGCTTAATACCGGCGAGAGATTTCAGGACTATTGTGGATGAAGGCATCAGAATGTCCCACCAACAACGACACCAGCAGGCGCGATACCCAGAGCAGTCCAAGCGGCTTGCTGGTTAGCTGCTGTGAAGATTGAAATACCGGTTGAAGTACCGCCGAAGTTGATCAAAGCGCCACCGGCGGTTGTAGCTCCCGTACCACCTTGCAAGATTGAAATCGGGAAGCTGACGGTAGCCGTGTCTGCGTCCACCACGTCAGTACCGTCGCAGTAGTAAATACCCCTAGCACCTTGGTTGATTACGACACCCGTTCCGGCAGAGGTTCTGACAGTCAGCGTGTACGCGCCGGTCGTGGCATTGTCAATCCAATACTGCTGGACAGTCGCAGGGACAATCACAGTGCGGTTTCCGGTCAGAGCGCCCGTAAATTTATAAACGATACGGTTCAGCTCTGATCCGGTCAGCGTAAAGGTTCCAGTACCAGCAATGCTAATAACTGTGTAATCAAAGACAAAAACAGAAGATTGACCGAACCCGAGCGTATAGTAATTTGTCCCGTCGCTGATGATTACTGACGCGTCACTGGGCTGGTAGTTTTTGCTCGCTAATCCGTCAATCGTAGCGAGACCGGAAGCTGAGACCGTAACTTGCCCACCACCCGCGTTACGCAAGTACATGAACCAATTGTTACCGACTGTCGGGGCGCTAGGCAGCGTCAAAGTGCCTGAGCCTGCGCCGTTCCACACATACATCTTTGCGCGGTCTGTGTCGCCTGCTGAGTAGTTTGAATTGAACAGCGTGATCGGTACAGACTGAGACAACAAAGTTCCGACCGCTACAATACCCGTGCCAGCGAGGGCAGAAGCGTTAGCGACTGAAACTGTAGCGCCGAACTGGAGCGTTTCCCACACACCATTCGTGGTGGTGTTGCTCGTCAGGTAGACCTGCCAAACTGTGCCCGCAGCAATAGAAACAACCTGAGTACCACCCGCATTTTTAACTACGAAGGTTTCTGCGCCTTGATTGTTGAACAGGATAGTGTTACCCGTGCCGCTCTTCTGCGCATCGGGCAAGAAGATTGAACGACCTGCGGTGGTAGCCGTTACGTCAATAATACGGGTCGCTAGGTTGGTGTTAGTAGAGGTTTCCTCTGGCCAACTCAGCGTGACGTCGGTAGCACTGAGCGTGATAGCGCTGTAGCTGATTTCGCTCGGGTAGATGTTCGCTCCACCGAAGACATCGTTATAGATAGGCATTACGCTTCACTCCTTGTTGCTGTGCGATCCATGATACGCTTCAGGTCTTCGCCATTCAGCGCCTGCGCCGCACGGTCATACATGGCTTGCCAAGTCTGAATACGCTCGTCTTTTTTCAGGAACGGGGTGGCTTCGAGCAGGGTTGCGTAAAGCAGCACGTCCGGTGCGTATTCAGTAAGCCAGTTAGTTTGTAGGTCGTCACCCAGCAACGCGGGTTGCTCGTAGTACAGAATTTCAAGGGTCTGCGCTGCGGCGGGTGAAGGGGTAATCAGCCAGTGCTGATAGTCATAATCTGCGTAAAACTGAGGCGCTGCGGTCTGAGCTTCGTTAGGCCAGAAGTTACGGCAGTACTCATAGGAGCGGGCAAAAATAGGCGTGCCGTTTACGGTCATGCTAATTGTGTCACGCCAGCGGTCAGGCTTGAGATAAACGGCTACGCCGACAGACAGAGGGGTGGTCACCGCTCGGATGAAACCCTGAATCTTCAGTTCGCGGGCGATACGGCGCTCACCTAATGTGATTAGGCGAGGTAGCTGGTCGTAAACGATTTGGTCGCTCTCTTGCGTGAAACCACGTTCAAGGTAGCGACGCACGTCCACCAGCAAACTGTCGTACGTCATGCTATAGCTCATAAATACTCCATGGGTATTAGCAGCTGATTCAGCATGCGCCGTTTTGATGAATTATAACCTTGAAACAACTTTCAAGGCAAACTAAATGTCTCACTTACTCGCGACGCCTTTGGTCTTCTCAAAAGAGCGCATACCCGCGATACCTAAAATGCCTGACAATATCACCCAAAGTTGGTCTGCTTCAAGCACCGGCGGGGGATCCATACCGACTGGAACCCAGCCCATAGCCTGCAAGTATTTCCAAGCCCACTGAAACAACGGGTACAGCAGGAACTGATACGCCATCGCTGCTACGCCGATCCACCCGATAGCGGGTCGCCAGCCGGAAACAAACACGCTAGAGGAAGCCGCCTCAACTTTATTCACCTCGATCTGAGCTAGGTTCGTAGCTTGATCAATGCGTTTTTCTTCAAGATCTAGCTTCCGCTGCTCGATCTCCATCTCCATTTTTTCTTTGTCAGTGGTGACCAAATCACCCGCGACCTTACCCACGGCTTCAATGATTGATCCAACAGCTAGCAGGCTCATGCTAAACCTTTCAATGTTCGGTTGATCCAACCCTTGAGGAATTTAACCTGTACGGGGTTTTTGTTGCAAATCTCAACGTAACGGGCGATCTTCGCTAATGCGTACGATTCTTTGAACCGCTGCCCGTCTGTGATTTGATTTAGCTTCTCAATTGTTTTAGCCCCGATACCGCCATCAGGAGTAGCGCCTACAACGAGCTGTGCCAGCTTGACCGCCATACCCATACCGGCGTTCACACCAAAGTTGAATATACTGTTAGCTACGTCTTGATTTGAAATCTCGTTACCGCGCATCTTGTCCCAGAACTCAACGCGGTAAAACTCACGCACCATAGGTGTCAAAGAGCCGCCGAACTCTTTCTTGTCTACCAGCGCCCAGCCGTTCCATTGGGGGTTTTTGTTACGGGCGATACCGGCATAGGTCATGCCACCCGTATCCCCAGGAATTTCGTGCAGGACGTAACCGCCCTCGTCTCTAATCATCTGCTCAAAAGCTGGTTCAAACTGAGCCATTATTGTTTGCTCCTTGAAAGCATAGTTGCTGCGATTTCCATCATGGTTCTCGCCACTTGAATGTCGGTGGGTTCATTATCCCACCCGACAGTAATCTGCCCTACAAACCTGCTTGGGTCAGGTGGCACACTGATTCGGCAAGTGTAGGTGACACCCTTGGCGATGTACCACAAACCCATCTCGGATTGTGCTGCGCGGTATTCACCGCAGGGAATCTCGCTAGCCATCAGCTTCACCACATCAGCGTTGTTGGCTGCGTTCTGGGTAAACAGACCTACGTCAAGCCCGTCATTAGATTTGTCCCGACCCTCTTTAGTGTAAGCGCGGTGCAACACTCTGGTCCCGAACATAGGGTTAACTTTGAACACGGCGACAATGACAGGATTTGTAGTTTTGAACAAGTGAGCGGCGGCGTCTTCTACTCTGTCCTCAACGATGCTGGGCATCTTCTTGGATTCTTTGTACGCCCCCATCAATAGCTCTTGGTTTTGCCAAACAAAATAACCAGAGAAGGCAAACACCGCCATGAGTATCAGCGCAAAGAGCTTGAACGGGCTGTCTACGTAGGACAGCACTTTACTTAGTACATCTGCTGGCTTTTCTTCACTCATAGTCCGATCATCCCTAGTAGCTTATTTACGATCTTGTCAGACAAGTCGTCTGGCAGAAACTTAAGAAACCCGAGCACCCACCAAACCACGCACAAGCGCACAAAGACTTTGAGAAACAGGTCGAATTGCTTTTGGTATTCATTCACCGACCACACCTTGACTTGGCGCAAAAGTCTTGAATTTCAGCAATGCCGTAACCTACTGCGCCAAGGAGCATTACGATCACAACAACGCCAATAGCCCATGCGAGTTGTTCTTCCTCTTCTTCTTTACGCTTCTTCTCTTCAGCTTTCAGCTCTGCCATCTCTCGAGCGTCATCTCTGTCCATCTCAGCTTGACGGGCTTTAGCAGCGTTCCAAACGTCTATGCGCCCAGCCTGCATGAACAACATTTTTAACTGCTCTTCAAATCGCTTGGCTTCGTCTAGAGCCATCTCAATTTGAAGCGCCGCACCGAGGTTAGATTTACCTCCAGCGCGTTTAGCCTGAAGCATCGCCTTAGTAGCGGTGCTTTTTGCATCAAATAGCCGCGAAATAGATGGGGCTAGACCCGCTAAATCATTAGCGACCTTGCTCGCCTTCTTGACTACGCTAATCGCAGTCTGTAGTCCTTCTAACGCTGATATAGGGTCTATTGGGATCATGACTAAATCCAAAAAATCTTAACTGCTTTTTAGCCACTGAAAACAATAATTAAAGCCCTAGAATTTTCTTAACGAACTCTCCGGCGACTCCTGGACCAAACAAAACCGCCGCAATGACGATGTAAAGTAGATACTCGATCGTTTTCATGCGGTCTTTGCCACGATCAAGCGCGTCTTGTATCGAGCGATAACGCTCTGTGCAGACAGCTTCGTGAACCGCCAACCGAGTATCTACTGATTCCATCGTTATTCTTTCTCTGGCTCGGGCTTCGCCTCCAACGCGCTTTTCAGCATATTGAAGAAAGCGTCACGTCCAACTTGTAGTTGATCCACGTTGAATCTTGCTGAGTCCAACTTACGATCCAAGTCCGCAACATGGTTGAGCAACATCTGCTGTTGCTGGCTCATGTCTTCAAACTTGTACTCTACGCCGTCGATTGTCACAGGGGTCTTTTCTGTTTTTCCCATGATGTTTCCTTTAAAGCGCTGCCAAGGTCGGGTGGCAGCTTCCCGTTATGCTGATGCGGCTTGCAGTGGCGCTAGGTCTTC